ACTACAGAATGTAACGATCTCTGCTCCAGGTTTCTCTGGGATTAACACTCAGGACTCGCCTATTGACTTAGATCCATCATTTGCAAAGGTTGCAGATAACTGTGTAATCGATTCCTTTGGTCGTATTGGTGCTAGGAATGGTTATGAGTTATTAACGTCTGATGCTACAAATCTTGGTGCATCTGTTGGTACTGAGAGTATGTTTGAATACATTGATCAGAGTGGTGATATTACTATTTTATCAGCAGGAAATAATAAACTATTTTCTGGTACAACAACAATTACAGAGATTACCCCTGCTGGTTATACCTGTAGTGCAAATAATTGGAAGTTTGCTAACTTAAATAACCATGCCTTTTTATTCCAGAGCGCACATGAATCCTTAGTATTTACAGATGCTGGTGGCTCCAATGCGTTGGCTAAATTTAGTTCTTTTGGTTCATCATCAGGTACAGCACCACAGGCTAATGAGGTTATCAGTGCTTTTGGTCGGTTATGGGCAGCAGATGTTGTAGGTAACAAACATACAATATTTTTCAGTCATTTGCAGACAGGCTATCAGTGGACAGGTGGTAGTTCAGGAACATTAGACCTCACAACTGTATTACCTGGAGGTGCAGATGATGTAGTGGCTTTAGCGGCTCATAATGGACGTTTAGTTATATTCTGTACTAATACTATACTTATTTATGCTGGCCCTACTAATCCTGCAACCATGACGCTTGAGGATACTATTATTGGTATTGGTTGTATTGCTAGGGATTCTGTAGTGTCAATTGGTAGTGATCTGTTGTTTTTGTCTGATTCAGGTGTTAGATCATTGGGTAGGACAATACAGGAAGAGTCTGTAGAGATTGGTGATCTTAGTCAGAATGTTAGGGATGATTTACTAGGTGATATAGCAAGTGAAACTAGAAATATTAAAGGGGTTTATAGTCCTGAAAACTCATTTTACTTATTAACCTTTCCCTCTACAGAGAAAGTATATGTATTTGATACAAGTAAGATACTGCCTAACAATGCATTTCGGGTGACTACATGGTCTAGTATTAATCCATTATGTTATGCAAGAAAACGTAATGGTGATTTATTATTTGGTCGATTAGGTGGTATTGCCAAGTATTCTACGTTTAAAGATAATAATGCAGCATTTACTTTACAATACTTTAGTAATCCGCTTGCTTTTGGTCAGCCAGCTAATTTAAAGTTTTTAAAGAACTTTAACCTTACAATAATTGGTGGTGCATCTACAGGCGTAGTGTTTAAGTGGGGTTATGATTATAGCGAGGCTTATCAAACCCAAGATTTTACGATAGGTTCATCGGCTGCTGCTGAGTATGGAGTCAGTGAATATGGTGGTACAGCAGAGTATACTGCTAGTTTATTGGTCAACACGCCTAAGATAAATGCATCTGGAGGTGGTGAAGTGGTAACAGTTGGGCTTGAGTCAAACATATCAGGGGCTTCATTTTCAATACAGAGAATTGATATCCTAGTATTATTGGGACGCATATTATGAGTGATTATTCAAAGACAGTTAATTTTGCTGCAAAAGATAGCCTAAGTTCTGGTGATTCTAATAAAATTGTTAGAGGCACAGAGATTAATACAGAGTTTGACAATATAGCTACGGCTATTGCAACTAAACTTGATGCAAGTGGTGCAGCATTTACTAATCCTGTGTCGTTTCCTGATGGGTCTGCTAGTTCTCCATCTATTACAAATACAGGCGATACAAACTGTGGTTTATTTTTTAGTGCAGCAGATACTTTAGCATTTACTGCTGATGGCACATCGCAAATCACGTTTTCAAATGGTCTTGTTGCACCAGTAACGACTAATGATATTGACTTGGGAACTTCATCACTAAAGTTTAAGGATGGTCATTTCGCAGGTGATGTAAATATTGCTGGTACGTTATTAGTGGCAGGGGATACTGCGGCAGGGGATGATGCAGCAATTGGTTTTACCGCAGCAGAAGGTCTGATTTTAACGGGTCAAGGCTCAACTAATGATGTCACAATTAAGAATGATGCTGATACAGCAGTATTACAAATACCAACAGGCACTACAAATGTAAGTCTTGCAGGGAATCTCACGGTAACAGGGGATCTTACGGTTACAGGTGATGACATTACAATGGGTACTAATACCTCTGGTAACTTACTCATAGCAGATGGTACAAACTTCAATTCAGTGGCAGTTAGTTCTTTATCAGAAATTAGTACAATAGCTAATGATGATGTGTTCCTGGCAATTGATACATCAGGCGGTGGTCTTAAAAAAGTTGCTAGAAGTGCAGTTGTATCAGGGTTGGCAACATCTGGTGCAATATCTAATGTTGTAGAAGATACTTCACCGCAGTTAGGTGGTGATCTTGATATGAATGGTCAAGACATCGTTACGACATCCAATGCAGACTTAGAGCTAGCCCCAAATGGTACAGGTCATGTAACTGTAAAAGGTAACACTAATGCTGGTGCAATACAGTTTAACTGTGAAAGTAATAGTCATGGTCAAATAGTAAAAGCACAGCCTCATTCGGCAGGTGTTACTAATGAATTGTTATTACCAGCAGGAGCAAGTTCAACACTTGTGTCCTTAGTCTCTACAGATACGCTGACAAACAAAACCCTTACCACGCCAACTCTTACAACCCCTATTGCAAATGCAGGACTTCAGTTAAAAAACGGTGCTTCAAGCGCAGGGTTTATTGAGTTCTTTGAAGATTCAGATAATGGTACAAACAAAGTTACGTTGATTGGCCCTGCTTCTACAGCAGATATTACTTTGACATTACCTAGCTCTGATGGTGATTCAGGACAAGCAATGATCACTGATGGTTCAGGTAATCTTAGTTTTACTACATTAGGCGGTGCTTACAATGATTGGGCTGTTAAAACAACAACGTATACCGCAGTAAATAAAGATCAGTTAATTGCTAATCATGCAAGCACAGCGTTTACGATTACATTACCTTCTAGTCCTTCAGCAGGTAACACAGTAATTATTGCAAATGCAGGAGCAGCTTTAGTTACAATAGGTAGAAATTCAAGCAATATAAATTCAACAGCCGCAGATGGAACATTGGGTCAGGGATCAAGCACACAACTTGTATACGTTGATGGTACTATTGGTTGGTTTGAAGTTTAATAGGAGAATAAAATGCCAGTTTTAGGAATTGAAGGTCAATCTGTAATAAGAAAGTTTCTTATAGGATCAAGTCAAACTTTTACGGCTCCGTTTACAGGTAAAGCAATAGTTACCTGTATTGGAGGAGGTGGTCAAGGTGCAGCAGGTTCAGGAGCCGCAGATCAAGGTGCTGGTGCTAGTTTTGCTATTGCTACTGGTGGAGGAGCAGGAGGATGTGCTGTATCTATAGTTACTCTTGTAAATGGTACTGGATATACTGTAACTGTTGGTGCAGCAGGTAGACACTCTACTAAAATATTACCTCAAAATAAGGTTGATGGTGGAAATGGAGGAAATACTTCTTTTGCTGGTTCTGGAGTAACTACTTTAACAGGTAATGGTGGAACAGGAGGAACAGCAACTGGAGGACTTTTAAATAGTTCAACAGAAGCAGGAGGTGCAGGAGGTTCAGCTTCTGGAGGTAATGTATTTAATGCTACTGGAGGTGCTGGAGGAAGTGTAACTGTAACAGGGTATTTAAATAGATATAGAGGTTTAGCTACTGGAGGTGGTGCTGTAGGTTTACTTGGATTAACAGGTGGACGAGGTGGAAGTATTACTCAAAATCATTCTTACAGTGGTCAATCAATGGAGTTTGCTACTGGTGGAGGCGGTTGTGGATCAAATGGTGGCGATATAAGTATAACTACCACTAATGCTAACATTAATGGGGCATCTGCTGGTGGGGTATGGTATGTAGATGATGAAAAACCAGATCAACCCTCTCAAAGAGGTCAAACTGATTTTGAAGGTGGAGCTACATTATATTATTGGGCACAAAGACCAAATGCTTCTGATGAACAAGGTGGTTATGGAGGAAATGTTTTTCCGGGAAATTCTCCTTTAAGTTTTTATGGTTATGGTTATAATTCCACAGCAGCTTTTTTAGCACAAGATACAAGCTCAGTTGGTGGGTATGGAACATCAGACAATAATGCAGTATCACGAGGAGGTCAAGCTACTGGAGGTAATGGTGGTGGAGGAATGGCAGTAGGTGCAGGAGGTCATGGAACTACTTCTAATGGTGTTGGTGGAGGTGGCGGTATTCATACTAGATGGGCAAATACTTCTTATGGTGCAGTATACAATGGAACTTCAAGGTGGGGAGGTGGTTCTGGAGGAATAACAGGGTATCATAATAGTAATGCTCAGTATGGAGATTGGCTTGGTGGTGGACCGGGCGTAGTAGTTATTGAATATATTAGTATTGATTAAGAGGTTTTTATGGCTATTTATGAGATTAAAAATGATTCTGGTGAAGTTATAAATACAGTAAATGCAGATGAAGAATTTGTAAAAGCTAACTTTACTAATTATTCTGAAAAAGTTTTTGAAAAAAAAGAATATACAGATAAAGAAGCTCTTGGAAGAGGTTGGAGAAATACTCAATTAACTGCAAGTGATATTGATCCAGAACATCTTCCAGATCATCCAAAGCACGATGCTTGGAAGGCTTGGAGAACTGCATTACGAGATTGGCCCAGTACAGCAGACTTTCCAGATAAGAAACCCACATTAGGATAGAGACATGGACTTAAAATCGATTACAGGTATATTACCTATAGCTACAGTAGCAGTAGCATCTATTTTTAGTTACGCTACATTATCTGCTACAGCACAGAGCAATAGTGATGATATACAGGATAATGAGATACGTCTTGAGCGACATGAGACCCAGATTCAGGAACTTGATAGGGAGGTTATTTCTATCAAGCACAAAGTAGAGCGTGTAGATGAGGTTACACGCGAAACAAAAGATGATGTTAAACAGATATTAATCTTGATGCAGCAAAAATCGTAGAGGTTGGTATGGACGAAGAAGATTTATTAGCGGTTACATTGGGTGGGCCAACGTCTGTCAATGCCCAATCATCATCTACTTTTGATCCAAATGATCCTTATGGAGAGTTTGGGAGTGGCCCTGTAAATGTTTTAACGGGGGCAGATACGGGTGATCCAATTGTAGATAATGCAATTTTAAATAACTTGACAGGATTGCTTGGTGGTTTAGCTGGAGGAGCATCAGCTAATGAAGAAATACAAAGACAGCAAGCTCTTGGTCAACAAGCAGCGGCTTTAGCTAATCAATTAATTGCTGATACAGAGCGTAGAGGTACATTCAGACCCTTTACTGTTACAACAGATTTAGCGACTACAGCAACAACTCC